GATTTTTGCAAAATCTTTTTCAGATATCGGTGCCGCCGCACTATTCTTAGGGTCACATAGCACCGGTACACCATTTGCCAGACTGGCAATCATGGTATTGGAGTTGTATGTCACTGTGGCATAATAATCTTTCCAATTAATTTTATCTTTGTGTGTTGTTGGTTTATCTACCTTCACAGTGGCACCCACATGATCCATTTCTACTGTAGGATTGTAAGGCTTTTCACGAACATCTATCTGTCTGTCTGTATTTTCTTTCAGTGTCTTAAGTGTGTCATCTAACCAGCCTTTTGCATTGAAGAAGTTTGCGATCGCATTAGTAGGTGGCAGGACCAATATTTTTCCACCTTGCTTGTTCCATGGTTTAATGTCCTGTTTGAAATGTTTTTCATACCTATCTGTTGGTCTCTCTTGTAAAATGTTCTGGCAGTGTTTGTTTTTTGTTATCCTTAGCCAATGTGGGGTATCGTGGGCGTTAGTAAAGTACCCATGATCCATAAAATAAAAATCCTTGTCTTCCTTCTCGCACCATTTGTAAATCTCACCTGAACCGGCCAGTATTCCATACATTGTTAAATTTTCTTCTGGTAAGGCTACTAGATCTCGAAATTGATAAATTTTATTTGCTCCTGGAGTACCTTTTACAAAAGCATCAACATATCTTTGTGTACGTGGTTTGGTCGTGTTTATTCCTGCTATGTTCATTTCCTAAGTTCTTTTACTTCAAACATTTTTTGTTTTGACGCCCTATTGAATTCTGCAATGATGTTGACGCTTCTTCTATGTAACTGTGCATTTTGCCTAGCAGAAACGCTGTGTACATTTTTTGTTGAGTTGTTACAAAAAGCAACTAGTGTGTTAGGTTTGTATGGTACAGTGTTTACTATTGCACCAGCTTTGTCGCCAACCGCTCGCCCACCATTTTTATTGACCTCGTGTATCTCATCATTTGTTTTATGTATGCGGAACTCACCACCTGTACTTTGATCATCCGCATACGGCATGTAAAGTAATAATGCATAGATCTCTCGAGGATTGTCAATATGAGGAGTTCGGGAACTAAAGTCGATTGGTTTATGCATCACTGTCTGGCAGTCAGTGCCAATCCAGTCACCACCTTTATCCCAACCACGTGGACTTAGAGTGTTTTCTAAATTTGGCACATGAGGCATAAGCTCGCCAAAGGCTTCTTTCATTTCTTTATAGAAAGCTACAGAGGTATGATACTCTGTAAATTCTTTCCATATACTTGAGACTTTTCCTGGTTTAAGCATTTCGTCTGCTTTAAGTCTGTAGCATATGCCCGAGTCAAATGGTTCTGTGGCTAACAGTTGTTCTTTGGGCCATTCCTTTTCGAGATCGTCATATACATTCTGTGGCAATGCATCTTCTATTACAAAGTATGGATACGGTTCCAGCACTAATTCGGGAGTTTTCTGTAGCACGGAAAGGTTCATTCTAGGTGCTCCATTATATCAGGTATGTTGATTTTGAAATTAATCATGTCGCTGAATCTTTTTACTCCTTCTAATTTTTTTCCTTTATCTCTTGGTATTTCTACAACATCGGCTAGATAAAGTTTATGGTCTAAGTTTAGATTGTGTGATAACAAGGGATAGACTTTCTTGTGTACCATGTTCCTATCTTGTATTTCTATAACTTTTGTTCCTGGTTGACACCATAACAAATTGGTCATTCCTGCACCGTGTGCCGCCAACACGTGTGATGCTTCTGCAAATGTTTTCATTTGATCTTCGATACTTAAATTTTCTAATGTCACAGTTTCCCAACCTTTAAGTTTTAAAAGCAATTCGTCGGAGTTGATCATTCTTCTAGTTTTTGCTCCGGGTCGTAGCACTACAATTTTCCGATGTGGTTTCACGCCTTTCAAATTATTAAGACCTTTGAAGTGTCTTAGCCATGGTGCCAGCGGTGGCACAATTATTCCGTCTTTAGAGTTACTCATGCTTGGGACAATCAAATGTTTAAATTGCCATGTTTCTCCATGCGGCATAAAAACTATTTTTACATCAGGAAATAATGCCTTACAGACTTTCTCAAAATATGGACTCTTATTAGGAACAATATAGCAAAATCTTGCAAAGTTTGTTGACCACCTTTTCTCTATCAGTCTAAATTTAGATATGACATCAATCCATACATGCCAAGGATTATGCTTGGTATCGTCATCAATCGGAAGCCAGACATAGGTGTGACTTTCGTTAAAATTTTGTGTCACTGGAGGTAACTCCAGATCTACAGTATCACTCCATTCCGTCCACATCTTGTGACTCTTGCCAGGCTTGTGCCTACGTTTGTGGGTTAACTTCCATACATATTCCGTGATAAGTTTGTTTTCTCTTGTCAGTAACAACGGGCAAGTATGTACTCTACATTCATGGAACTCCGCTACAAATGTTGGTAAACTTGTAAAGTGAGGGTCAATGGACTCATGATAAGGTACAGTATAGTTGTACTCTGGGTCAACCATCTCCCAACGGTCGAGGAAATACTTCAGTGAGTTAATGTTTTTGACTGACATTTTATTAATAATTATGTTATAATACACTACTATGATATTATTTTCAAATGGATGCAGTTTTCTTACCACTCGTCCCAAGGACGGCGTTGACACATTCACCTCACAAATACTAGCAAAAAATTACGGAATGGATTTAGCAAATTTGGCCATGGGTGGTAGAGGCAATGACAGGATAAGTTTCAGCACCAAGGTCTGGTTTGAACAGAATGGTAATGAAGATAAATTTGCAGTGATAGGCTGGTCCAGTTCGAATCGTAACGACTACTGTACAAACGATGGGCACAAGGCAGGTAGAATTAGGGGAACTAGCCTCACATGGAGGACATGGAAGACTTTGGACAATGTCAGTTTCATAAGGAGTCACAAAGGATATGATATAGATTACAATGCCACCATGGGTTTCTTAGATAATGTCTTTGACCTACAGAATTATTTTGAGCGGAGACGTATTCCATACGTCATGTACAATTCGCTACCAAATGATTTTTATCATAAAGGTGTTACAGACTTTAAAGTTATAAAGGAAGCGATCAACATGGATAGGTTTTTCAGTCCGGCTGTGAGCCAATATGAATTTATTGTTGATAAAGGATTGCTGGTCAGTCCAAATGACCCACACCCATCGCAAGAAGGTCATCAACAATGGGCACAACAACTAAAGGGCTTCATAGATGCTAACAATCTACGCACCATTTAACAATAAAAAAAGTAAAGCATGGGAAGTGTTCAACGGGGTCGAGAAATCTTGGCCGGATCAAATATCAAAATTAGATAATGCAATTGAAACAGATCCTGTAGGTAACAGTATGTTTTGGGGATTCGTAAACAATAATTTGGAAATGGTCAAGAAATTGGAAGCACGTAACCACAACTACTGGTTTACGGACACGCCTTACTTTGGCAGATTTGACAACAGTAATTTAAAACCTAACAATCATTTTTGGCGTGTGTGTAAGAATGCAATACATGTTCCATACATCAAAGACTGCAAAGCAGATAGGTTTGAAAAATTTAGAATTAAAATAAAGGCGCCTGCGTTTGCTGGCAAGTACGTATTAATTTGTCCTAGTTCAGATGGCATAAATGCTTACCTGGATCAACCAGACTGGACAAATGAAACAATAGAAAAGATTAAAAGATACACTGACAGACCTATCAAACTTCGACACAAGCCTAGGGGCAGGGGTACATCAGGACCGAGTGAGGCAAAGGTACCCCTATCCGAGGACTTAAAAGAAGCGTGGTGTGTGGTAACAAGCTGTTCAATATCAGCAGTGGAGGCCATGTGTGAGGGTGTGCCTGTGTTCTGCCACGATAAAAGTTTTGCAACGGATGTGGCAAACACAGAACTTGCTGACATAGAGAATCCATACTATGGTGGACCGGAACCGTGGTTGTATAGCCTGGCGTATCAACAGTTTACACCCGAGGAATTGATGGATGGCACGGCAGTTGAAATCTTGCTAGACAAAGGACTGTTATGAAAAAATTAGTTCACTTTGGTTGTTCTTTCGCTGTTGGCAATGCAGTTCCTACTTACATACCAGGTATGGATTCTGGAGCCTACATACATCAGGTAGCAAGAAGAAGGAAACTAGAAAAAAAATACAAAATAAAGATAGGACTACCTACCAATTGTGGAAAAATACTGGCGAGAGCTTTACAGTTGGAATATAAAATGATAGCAGAAAATGGTGGTAGTAACGAAAGAATTTTTAGAAATATGTTACAAACGGATTTGGACAACTCAATCGTTTTGATAGGATTGACAAGTTACAACAGGCGTGAAGGCCTAACCACCAGTCAGGACAGCAGTCATTGGCACACATGGAAAATTGTAGGGCCTGAAGAGCGTGCGGGTTACAAGGATTTAAAATTTGATCCATGGGTGAACAAAGACAAAAGAGAATATTATCCTGCAATAGAGGAAGAGGGACAGATCAAGACATCAATGCAAATACTTTACATGCAAAATTATTTGAAGGCAAACGGTGTACCATACATTATGTACAATGCCCTTTACAATGGATTCGACGATCCCTTAACAGATGAGTGTAAAAAATTACTGCGGATGGTAGATCAAACGAGATATTACAAACTGCAAGGCAGTTTCAATGAAACACAGCACGGATGGTGCCTCTCTAGAAAGATGGTGGTATCCGAATTAGACGAACATCCAAACACGATGGGTCAAACTGCATGGGCGGATCAGCTGATGCCATTAGTCCAAAAAATTATACAATGAATATAGAAAAGATTAACGGACTCTGGGTGCCTAGCAATGACGTACATGTGGAAGACTGGAAGGCAGGAAAACCTTTCACACAAAATAAATGTCTGTTGCAGTTTCAAAATTATTGCAAGAAACACAATAAAAAATTTAACCACATATTGGACATTGGTGCATGGGTCGGAACATGGAGCATGGCCATGAACCAGTACTGTGGGCGAGTTATTGCCTTTGAACCGGAAGCGGTACATTATGAATGTCTAGTCAAAAATGTCAGTGACGATATAGAGACTCATCAACTGGCCGTTGGTGCAGAAAGTAAAATGATATCTCTATCACAGGACGACTTTACACAAAGTAAACGGGTACTAGGCGAAGGAGCCATACCAATGGTAACAATTGATAGTTTGGGTCTTGATGATGTTGATATGATCAAGATTGATGTTGAGGGTTATGAAATGGAAGTATTGAAAGGAGCAACAAAGACATTAGACAACGTCAAGTACCTTATGATCGAATTAAACAATAACACTAAAAAATATGGCAGTAGTAACATAGATGTAGAAAATTATATCAGTTCACTAGGCTTTAAGGGATTGATGGATCACTGGCCGGACAAAGTTTTCTATCGTCCATAACATAAATTAAATACTTAAAATGAAGATTTTTATAACAGGGGTGGCAGGTTTTTTAGGATCACACCTAGCAGACTTAATGATATCAGAAGGTCACACTGTTGCTGGCAATGACAACATGATTGGTGGTTATACGGACAATGTGCCACAGAATGTAGAGTTTCATCAAGTTGATTGTTGTGATTTGGAAAACATGACAAAGGCAATGCAAGGTTGTGATATAGTGTACCACACTGCCGCTACAGCCTACGAAGGACTTTCTGTTTTCTCTCCAGTGCTGGTAACAAGGAATATTTTTGAAGCTTCCGTGACTACAATTACTGCGGCTATTAGGAACAAAGTAAAACGTATTGTGTATTGTTCTAGCATGGCGAGATATGGTCATCATGAACAGATGCCATACAAGGAGGATTACGAATGTCGTCCACAGGATCCGTATGGAATTGCAAAAAAGGCAGGAGAGGATGTATTACGGAATCTATGTGATACGCACGGAGTGGAGTATGTCATTGCTGTTCCTCACAACATAGTTGGACCAAGACAGAAGTACGATGATCCATTCAGGAACGTGATGTCCATAATGTTAAACAGGATGTTACAAGGTAAACAACCAATCATATACGGAGATGGCGAACAACAAAGATGCTTCAGCTATATTGATGATTGTTTGTATTGTTTAAACGCACTAGCATTTCAAAACAACGTGGTTGGTGAAGTAATTAATATAGGACCGGACGAAGAACCTATAACAATAAACGAATTAGCGGAAGCCTGTGCTAATGAGACAGGACTTAACTTAGAGCCTATTCACCACAAGGATAGACCTAAAGAAGTAAAACTAGCTGTGTGTTCGTCGGACAAAGCAAGAGATTTATTAGGTTACAGCACGGCGACAAACATGAGACAGTCTGTGAAAAAGACCGCCGAATACATAAGGACCAGAGGCACGAAGAAGTTCCAATATCATTTACCTTTGGAAATAATAAATGATCAGACCCCAGATACCTGGAAGAAGAAATTGATATGATAAGTTTCTGCTGTCCATCGAGGGGCAGACCCGAACTAGCAAAGAGATTAATTGATACTGCCACAGAAACACAAAAGGGTGATACAGAATTTCTATTCTATTTAAATGACGATGATGAAAAACTAGAACAATACAAAGACTTACTTGATGAAAAACATTATACTATAGGCCCAAATCAATCAACATGTTACAGCTGGAATTTAATGAGTGTAAAGGCAACTAACGATGTTGTTATGCTTATGGGTGATGATGTACAAGTAAAGACCCATCACTGGGACCAATTAATAGTGGATGAAATAAACAAATATGATGATAGGATTTTAATGGTTGTGCCAAGCGACGGCAGAGTCAAAGGAACTAAACAACTTACTAACAAGACGAAACTATGGCCTGACAAGCCATTGCCAGCACCACATTTCGCAGTCCATAGTAACTGGGTAAACACTTTAGGATATCTTGCCCCTGCATTTTTTTGGCATTGGCACGTGGACTCGTACACACAAAAAGTAGCACGTAAAATTAACAGATGTCTCTATCTTCCTACGGTAGAATTCAAAGCCAAAAAGATACTAGACGATAATGCTGGTAAGCAAATACGGAAAAATTTTAATATTCGTGAAAGAGACAACTTTGTTTGGACAAAAGTTAGTGACAGGCATTTACAGTCTGATGTCAGCTCTTTACAGAATTTTATTGATGCTTTTTAGCAAACGGTTGTAAGTTTCTTCATTGATATCTAGTTGTACCAAAGGACTTCTTATGTATTTCCTTTTTGTGTGTACAAACTTAATGTTTTTTGATTTTGTAATTAGGAAAGTGTTTGCTGTGTATTTTATTTGTTTACCGTTAACATGAACGTAAGCGGCAGTGCCGTCACTTCTTTCCCTAAAGAACCATAGGCATAATATATTCCTGTTGAAATCTATATCTGCAAAACTTTCTTTCAGTTCCGCTTTTGTATCATGCTGTTCGCAAAACTTCTTCCAGTGTTGGTGATTAATATTGTTTTGGTTCTCATACAGGCTATCGTACTCTCTACTGTCAACAATATCACCAGCACATATATGTTCTACAGGTTGATCATGGTAATGATGTGTTTTAAGTTTATTCCAGATCATTATGCACTGAATAAGTTTATAAGTTCTTTCTTCCAATCGTCCGCGTACTCACAGTCTCGATAACCATCGAACCATGGTCCACCTTCAGTGTAGTGCAGTATTTTAGGGTGGCCGTTATTGGGTTCTTTATACCAACCTACAAGCCAATTGTACTCTAACGGTAAAGATCCTATTTCATTGTCTTCCAACCAACTAAATCTGTGTAGGAATTTCGGTGATTCATCGTTTAGCAATTCTGGTGTAAGTATTTTGTTCTTAGGATGTTCACAGTTCCATAGTACCATGCTTGACCAATTTTTTCTAGGATATACAGTTTGTACTTGTCCATCCATTTTGGTCGTTTCCTTTGGTGTATAATCATGTTGCACAACCATAACTGCTTTAGAATTATCACAGTGTTTGGTAAGTTCATGTGATGGTATCTTCCATAAAAAGTCGCAGTCACAAAACACTGCCCAACCTTTGAAGTCGTTCATGTATGGCACAAAGAATCTTGTAAAAGTGAATTCTGTTGATGCAAGTTTATCTACGGGTCTAGTGTACAGTCCTTGGTCCCTCATCTGCTTCTGTTTCAATGGTATGACTTCGGCCGACGGATCTCTACGTTTGATGCTGTGTTCACACACCTGATAGGCTATGTCTTCCCTGCTGTCGTGACCTACGTAAATTTTCATTTTCTTCCGGACATTATTTCATGTATTTGTTTCCAATTACTTACACGGATAATGTCAGGATGTTCAAAGTCGTGATTGTATGGGTGGTCAATTAATATAGGCTTTAAACCGTATTTGAGCCCGGCTACAGCGTTCTTTGGCTTGTCCTCCACCCAATACAGTCCGGTGTTGTGAAACTCGGCTAATGCTGAATCTTTGTCTGCACCTGTGTCTAAGATGTGATAATTTTTAAAAATGTGTTCACCAAATAATTGTCCTAACCTTTTTTTCCTTACAATTTGTGCCGGTATATCTGATGTCTGTGAGGTTATTGGTATAAAGGTCCATCCTTCCGCGGCCAATAGTTTTACCCAAGTTTGTGAGTCCTCCATTGGGCACTGTGTTGCCATCCATGCACTCTTGTTGAACTCTCTTATCTCTTTACGTATCTCAGGTATAGTAACGCCAAATCTCTCTGCCATTTCATATGTGTTTTGTTTGTTTGGTAAAAGTTTATACGGATATATTTTTTCGTCGTTCTCGTAGTATGATCGCTGTAACATCCAGTCTGAGAAATGCTTTTCCCATTCCAGCAACACGCCGTCTACGTCTGTTAGTATTATTCTATTTGATGTCGGCATCTTCCATACCTGCCACCCTCAGCTTTACAATGTTTGTGATCTGCCATTGCTTCTGGTCTAGACCTTTGGTGATGCCTAGCCATTGGTTTCTTATCAAGGCAAAGTCGTTTATGATCTTGTCCATGTCAACGACGTCGTCCTCACCGTCAACATACTTTTCTGCATCTCTGCTTGATAACGCTCTGTTGTAATTTTCTAAGTACTTTCTAAAAGTCTTTGATCTTAATCTTCTCAACTCTATGTTTAGGTATTCTAATATAGCTTCCAGTTGTTGTAGTTGACTGAACCTTTCTTCGACTATGCCTGGCAGTGAGGCACTTGCTCTTTCTAGATTACCATATATTTTGCACTGCTTCTTTGCTTCTAGTAATTCTTTGTCAAAGTATGCAACGCAGTCAGGTATCTTGTCGAGATTTCTACTTACTTCGTTGTACCAGTTAATCATCATAACCGTATCCGTCTGACTCATCGTCCTCTTCGAACACAGTATTAATTGCTTCTTCTAATTTAGGATCGTATTCTGCAGACGCTTTTATTTCATCATGTTCTACACCGATGTCTTCGAGGCTCTTGATAAAGTCAATTGCCATGTCTAGTTTTTGTCTTTCTGGCACGTAATGAACTATTGAATTCCATAGACGTTCGATATCTTCGTGTGTAAAATCTATCATTACTCTTCGTTTGCTTCTGTTGTTTCTGCAGGGACCTCTTCTTTAAATTCTGACATTATCATGTCTAATTTATCACCTACCCACGCTTTTCTGAACTCTATGTGTTCTTTACCTTTTGAATCGATGTATTTCAGTCTGTTTCCTGTTTGAACCAACAATCCTTTTTTCTCAAACAAGTCAACTAATCCACTGTATGGATCCATACCTGTATCGTAAGGGATCTTAACTTGAACACCTTCAAACGGTTTGGCATATCTGGTCTTCATGACTTTACAAGCGGCTCTAATACCTCTTACGTCAGTGACTTTGTTACCTTTTTCGTCTTCCTTTAGTTTTAATTTTTTCATTGCAACTACAATACTTGATGCATAGATAAATCCTTGTCCACCCGATATCTTGTCATCTGGATCAAACATATCTTGTGATGCATAGGTGTGGTTAGTTGCTATAAGTCCTACGTTCCAACTTCCAAACATGTTCACACAGTTTCTCACAAGTGCCGTCAATGCCTTTGGCTTTCTACCGAGGTCACCTTTCATATCTCCTGCTTCGAACTGATTAACATCTGTTGGTGTAAGCATCATTCCTAAACTGTCTATAACAAATAGCACCTTGGGTGCACCTTCCTTGTTGTCTGCGTGTTGCTCTTTGTAACCTTTCATAAACTCCGAAACAGTTTTTGCAACATCATCTACCATGGACATACTTAATTTTAAAAGTTTGTCTTCCGACGTGTCTACTTTTAGTGCTTGTAGCCATTGTTCATCCAATGCGTTCTCTGTGTCAATCAGTATAACAAATATACCTTGATCCTGTGCGTTCTTGATGATGTTTCCTGATGCTATGTAACTTTTACCTGCTCCTGATTCACCTGCAAGTACAGTCACCTTACCTAGTGGAATACCTCTGTTGAAATCACTGGTCATCAAATAGTTTAATGCGTAATTTCCTGTGCTGATCCAGTCAGTTGGATCACTGAATCCTATGCCTAGCCCTTGTATACTTTTTGTAATACTTTTCCTAAATTTTGTTGCGTCAAATACTTTTGTCATAATTTTGTCCTTTGTGTAATCTATTTTAGCATACCAAGGCCCTGACGTCAATATCAGGGCCGCGGTAAAATGTCAGATTATTTTGCTTGTCTTGATCTAATCAACTTCAAGATGTCCTCTGCTCTCTTGGCACTGTCACCTGCTGGAGCCGGAGCCGCCTCAGGTTTTGGTGCTGGTGCAGATTCAGTAACAGGTGCACTTACTGGTGCCGCTTCTGCCACTGGCGTTGCCGCCGGAGCCGATGCTGTAGGTACTGCTACCTGTGGTTTACCTTGGTAAGCCACCCCTGCTGGTCTGAAGTACTGTCCATACTGC